CGCAAGTCACCAATGCTTCGTCAGGTCCCAATATCCAGGATCAGTCGACTCGGATTACTTATCCAGGTTCTCTTATGGCTGACCAACAAGTGCTTCTTATTGCCTATCGGTGGGCGAAAGCTAGCGATTCAAACAACTGGGATATCCGTGCATCCCTCACGTGTGACCAGCACTTCACGTACCGCAATCAGATGCCTTCTACTCAGTACCTCAACTACGTTTACACGGGTGCTACACCTGAGTTCCCTGATAACAGATAATTAATTTGAAAAATTCAATTATTTAAATTTTGGCGCCACCTTTTTAGCCACCTGGGGGCCGGAAGGCTCGTAGTGAAGGGAGGGGGGCCGACCGCAGCGGCCACGAGCCCGGTAGGCCAGGCTAAGCTAGCCCTTGTTGGGGCCAGGTTTGGAAACTCTTAGGCATCGCAGATTCTCTCCATGAGCCTCCCTACCAGTTCCTCCGGTGAGGCCGAAGGCTAGTATTACCCGGAGGAACTGGTAAATTTGGTACAAATTTACCAGTTTAAATTGATTGGTTAAAACTTGTATTTAACCGATCAATCATTCATTTTATAATAATAAATTAAAAAATGGATTGTGAGATTTCAGCGGAGTTGACTACAGCTAAATGCGATCCTATCCTTGCGAAGCTTGGATCGGGCAAGTTCAAAATCACATCGAAGTCGTGGTTTTTAACTTATCCCAAATGCGGAGTGTCCAAACAGATCGTCCAAGAGCTTTTGACCGCAAAGAAGAACATCCAAGGGATGGTCATAGCTTCTGAGAAGCATGAGGATGGCAGTCCTCATATCCATGTCTTCCTTTTATTGAAGACTCCATACCAGTGCGTTAATTCCCGGTTTTGGGATCTTCATGTTGGTGACACGGTTTATCACGGCGACTATCAAAAGTGCCGAAATATTGATGACGTGGTCAAATACATCAAGAAGGACGGAGACATTCTTGAGTTCGGGGACATCGACTGGAAGGAGAAAATCAATGCTCGGAAGGAGCACCGAAAGGCAGTTGCTAAGTGCTTGATTGATGGCACCAAGACCCTTGCCCAGGCTATTGATGACGATCCAACCCTGTTATTTGGTGCCCGCCACCTAAAACAGGATCTTGAGACCTATCATCAGGCAAAGATCCAACCCCTAGAAGCTTCAGATGTAAGGGGTATCTGGATATACGGACCCCCGGGAGTTGGCAAATCCCGGCTTGTTCGACAGGAGGAGAAGAGTCTGTACCTCAAGTCTCAAAACAAGTGGTTTGACGGCTACATTGGCCAGAAGGCTATTTTAATCGACGACTTTGACAAAAAAGGAGACTGTTTAAGCCACTATCTCAAGATATGGGCTGATCGGTACGGATGTACTGGGGAGGTGAAAGGAGCCCAGGTCTCCTTGTGCCATGAGAGGTTCTTTATTACCTCTAACTATCACCCCAAGGATATCTTCGGAGAAGATGAGATCCTACTTGAAGCTATCCTCAGAAGGTTCAAAATTATTCATATGGTTGACAAAACCTTGGGATTGTGGGGCAACCAGATCGTGGACCCCCAGGAGCCACAGTTGGAGCGCAGATGGGGAACCCACGAGTACCCAACACAAGATAATTAATGTTCAATTAAATTATTACGGTCTCTTTGATTCTTGAAAAGCATGTAGATCATCACTTTCAACAAAATGATGATTACCAGGCCCAGCCAATTCTCCATTAAGTAAATTAAATTTATCTTTAATTTGATTGGTTGATTATCAACAAAAAGAGTAACCGACCTCATTTATAATTAAATGGCAAAGGGAAAGGCATTACTCGCTAAGGTGCGGAAAGCACTAGCCTCCAAGCGTGGTGGAGCATACAAACGCAAAACGACTTCCTTAGTCAAGCGGAATATCACAAACAACCCGAAGGATTGGTTCGCAGGCAGGTCTAAGATCTTTGGACCTATGCCAGCCAGTATGGGAGTTAGGCAGACCTTCCAGTCTGACCCTCGCTACGACCCTACTAACGTGTCCGGTATGTCTCAAACTGCCGGTCTCGTCTATCAGTCCTATCAGTTTCTTCTTCTCACTGATATGTCTCTCAAGACAAAAAAGGACGTGGTCAATCCCAATCTTGATGCTTATTGGCACAATACTAGCCATTTCGATCTCTGTGGCATTTACCAGGAGTTCGAATACGAGATGACCTATATAAGGGGCTCCTTTATATTGGATTCTTTGGCAGTCAGTACTGCTACCCCTGCTGTTACTACTGTCCAGATTGCTTTGGGCATTGTCCCCCTTACTTGGTTGCGTAAGGACAGTGGCATCCAACATACCTCTACTGACTATGCGACATTCTTCTCGGGCGTCGATTACTACGCCATGATGACAGGTATGCCTGGCACTAAGAACCTCTTGCTTACTGCAGATGGATCTTCAGGTCTTCAGACCTTCAACTTCAAGGTTGACCCCTTCAAGCATGTCGGATTCAATATCCGTGGGGACTCGCAAGTCACCAATGCTTCGTCAGGTCCCAATATCCAGGATCAGTCGACTCGGATTACTTATCCAGGTTCTCTTATGGCTGACCAACAAGTGCTTCTTATTGCCTATCGGTGGGCGAAAGCTAGCGATTCAAACAACTGGGATATCCGTGCATCCCTCACGTGTGACCAGCACTTCACGTACCGCAATCAGATGCCTTCTACTCAGTACCTCAACTACGTTTACACGGGTGCTACACCTGAGTTCCCTGATAACAGATAATTAATTTGAAAAATTCAATTATTTAAATTTTGGCGCCACCTTCACCATTTGGGGGCCGGAAGGCTCGTAGTGAAGGGAGGGGGGCCGACCGCAGCGGCCACGAGCCCGGTAGGCCAGGCTAAGTAGGCCTTAGCTGGGGCCAGGTTTGGAAACTCTTAGGCATCGCAGATTTCCCCCATGAGCCTCTCCCACGTTCCTCCGGTAAGGCCGAAGGCTAATATTACCCGGAGGAACGTGGAAATGTGGAACACATTTACACGTTTAAATTGATTGGTTAAAACTTGTATTTAACCGATCAATCATTCATTTTATAATAATAAATTAAAAATGGATTGTGAGATTTCAGCGGAGTTGACTACAGCTAAATGCGATCCTCTCCTTGCGAAGCTTGGAGAGAACAGTTTCAGGATGTCTTCTAAATCCTGGTTCCTTACATACCCACAGTGTCCTCTTAGCAAGTCCATGGCTATGGAATTACTAAAGACTAAGAGACCGGCTAAGGGTATGGTCGTGGCTTCGGAGAAGCATGAGGATGGCAAGCCTCATATCCACGCCTTTATTCTATTGAAGACTCGGTACGACTGTACCAATTGCCACTTTTGGGATCTTAATTTGGGAGACGTGGTTTACCACCCAAATATCCAGAAAGCCCGCAATATTGATGACGTGGTCAAGTACATCAAGAAGGATGGGGACATCCTTGAGTTCGGTGACATTACCTGGAAGGAGAAGGTCACTGCTCGACAAGAGCACCGAAGAGCGGTTGCCAAATGCTTGCTTGACGGCACCAAGACTCTTGCCCAGGCTATTGATGAGGATCCTACTCTGTTATTCGGTGCCCGTCACCTCAAACAGGATTTGGAGACCTATCATCAGGCAAAGATCCAACCCCTAGAGGCTTCAGATGTGAGGGGTATTTGGATATATGGACCCCCGGGAGTTGGCAAATCCCGGCTCGTTCGACAAGAGGAGAAGAGTCTATACCTCAAGTCTCAAAACAAGTGGTTTGACGGCTATATTGGCCAGAAGGCTATTTTAATCGACGACTTTGACAAAAAAGGAGACTGTCTAAGCCATTATCTCAAGATATGGGCTGATCGGTACGGGTGTACCGGGGAGGTGAAAGGAGCCCAGGTCTCCTTGTGCCACGAGAGGTTCTTCATTACCTCTAACTATCACCCCAAGGATATCTTCGGAGAAGATGAGATCCTACTTGAAGCTATCCTCAGAAGGTTCAAAATTATTCATATGGTTGACAAGACCTTGGGATTGTGGGGCAACCAGATTGTGGACCCCCAGGAGCCACAGTTGGAGCGTAGATGGGGAACCCACGAGTACCCAACGCAAGATAATTAATGTTCAATTAAATTATTACGGTCTCTTTGATTCTTGAAAAGCATGTAGATCATCACTTTCAACAAAATGATGATTACCAGGCCCAGCCAATTCTCCATTAAGTAAATTA